TGCCAGCCGAATTGCGCACAACTCCAATGGAGCGTGAGCAGATGATGGAACAGGCCGCACAAATGGCACAGATGGCGGCGCAACAAGGGGCGTTGCCAGAGGGCGGCGAACAGTAAATGAACCCAGATGGATGGGAAGGCCTACATTCTGTAGAGCCTGATTTTAAGGAACAGGTGGATAAGGATGACGTTGATCGTCTTTATCTGCGCGTCTTTGGCAGTGACGATGGGCAAAAGCTGCTCACCCATCTGCGATCACTGACAATCGAGCAGCCAACGTGGTATCCCGGCGAAGATGCCAGCCACGGTTTTGCTCGCGAGGGCCAGAATAGTCTGGTTCGCGAAATTGAGCGGCGTATGAAAAGAGCGAGGTCGTTATGAACGAAACCGAAGGTCTGTTGGCCGAAGCCCAAATCGAGGGCGACGATAACCAGCAGCAGGAAGAACAAACCATTTCCCATCAACTACCGGACACAGAGCCATCACTTGATGATGTGACTGTAGCCAAAGAGGGTGAGGAGGTTGAGCTTTCCAAACCAGATTGGTACCCCGATAAATTTTGGAATGATGAAGAGGGGCCAGACCTTGAAAATCTTGTCAAATCTTACAACGAACTGCAAAAAAAGTTTTCGCAGGGCAAGCACAAGGCTCCAGAAAAATACGATGACACTGTATTTAAGGATGCAGGCATTGGTGATGACGATGAGCTTTTCTCGACTTATCGAGATTGGGCGAAGGAAAACGGCATTAGCCAATCTGCGTTTGAGGATTTGGCTACTAAGTTTATTAGTATGTCTCAGCTTGAGGCTGAACAAGGTCAAGTTTCTTTTGAGGAAGAGTATAAGAAGCTAGGCAACAACGCCGATGCAACCATTAAGTCAATGACTGACTGGGCGCAGGGCTTAGTTCGCAAGGGCGTCTGGTCTGAGGCTGACTTTGAAGAGTTCAAGATTATGGGCGGTACAGCCCAAGGCATCCGCGCTCTGCAAAAAGTCAGGTCTTACTACGGCGACAAGCCAATCCCTGTTGATGTTGGGCCGATTGACGGCGCTCCATCTAAAGAGGAGCTGATGGCAATGGTCGGCAAGCCCGAATATAACACCGACCCGGCGTACCGCGCCAAGGTCGAAAAAATGTTTGAGCAGGTCTACGGTAGCCAAGAATATTCGGCAATTTAACCAAAGTGCGGCAGTTGTTTACAACTGTCGCATTTTTCTATAAAATCACCCTTGACAGACAATCGGCTTTCGACCTGTTACAAAACGCTTGGGGGCGTAGCGTATATGCCCAAGCCGCAGCCCGAAAGGATACCTGCTAGGCGTCAAATCGTGTTTTAACTTTTACAAAGGAACAGGAAAATGGCAGTAGGCATTTCCAATGCTTTTGTGCAGTTGTTCGATGCCGAGGTTAAGCAGGCATACCAAGCGTCACGCGCTCTGGCTGGCTTAACTCGCGAGCGGACAAATGTCGAAGGCAATCAGGTGAAGTTTCCGAAGATCGGAAAAGGCACCGCAACTGTTCGTGTTCCGCAGACTGATGTAACTCCATTGAATGTGACTTACTCACAAGTTACAGCCACAATGTCAGATTACATTGCTGCTGAATACTCAGATATCTTCTCACAGCAGAAGGTGAACTTTGACGAGCGCCGTGAATTGGTGCAAGTCGTTGGTGCCGCTATCGGTCGCCGGATGGATCAGTTGACCATTGATGCCCTTACAGCATCAGGCACATCACTGACTGTTGCGACATCAATCGGTGGTGCTGGTACAAACATGAACATTGAGAAGCTGATTGAAGCTAAGAAGCTGCTCGATGCCGGTAACGTACCAATGGAAGGGCGTTGTATGCTCATCCACGCCAACACCCTTGCTGGCCTTTTGGGTGAGACTCAGGTTACCAGTGCAGACTTTGCATCAGTCAAAGCTCTTGTGCAGGGTGACATTGACACCTTTATGGGCTTCAAGTTCGTGACACTTGGTGATCGTGACGAAGGCGGCTTGCCGCTTCCATCAACTCGCACATGCTTTGCGTTCCATCGCGATGCAGTCGGCGTTGGTATCGGCATGAACCAAAAGTCTGAGATCAACTACGTCCCAGAAAAGACATCGTTCCTTGTGTCTTCAATGTTCTCCGCAGGCGCGGTTGCCATTGATGCCGAAGGTATCGTTGCCATTTCTTGTACTGAATAGAAAGGAGATTAACTAATGGCTTTCTCTTCAGCAGGATGGAATGTTATCGGCGCAGCCAAAAAAGGCAACGCCCCTAGCATGTACACTTACACATCAGCAGACGCAATTGCGACTGTGAACACCGAAGGTTATTTCAATGACTTGTCAGACACTCTGGCAGTCGGCGATGTGATCTTTGTTCACGACAGCGCGACACCAACAATGTCAATCGTTGTTGTTCTGTCAAACGCCGCTGGTGTTGTTGACGTATCAGACGGCACGGCTGTTTCAGTCGCTGACGCTGACTAACTTTGAGCGGGGCTGGGCAACCAGCCCCTCTTTCTCTATTCTTGGAGTGGCTCGATGGCGGCTGGTGATACCAAACTATCAATATGTTCTGAAGCACTAATTATGCTTGGGGCGGCTCCGCTCTCATCATTTGCCGATGGCACTGATGAGGCGCAAGTCGCAGATCGTCTTTATGGTGATGTGCGCGACACTCTTCTAATGCAATATGCTTACTCTTGGTCGGTCAAAAAAGTAAAGCTGGCGCGTCTTGTCGCTGCCCCGATCAACGAATGGAAATATAACTTTACTCTGCCCGGCGATATTCTTGGTAACCCAAAGGCCGTATTTAATAATGGCAATGTCGGCGCGAGATCAGTGCGCGAGTTCGAGATTTACAGCGGCGGCATTTTCTCTGATTACGAAGAAATCTGGATCGACTACCAGTTCCGGCCAGAGCCTGCCCTATTCCCGCCATACTTTGTGCGTTTGTTAAAGACGGCACTGGCATCAGAGTTTGCCGAGCCAATTACAGATCAGATCACAAAAGCAGAATATTATCACACAAAGGCATACGGTTCAGCCGCTGAGAATATGCGCGGCGGTCTGGTGCGCGTAGCCATCAACATTGACGGCGCTGACAGACCAGCGCAACAAATCCAAGAGTTTCCGATCTCAGACATAAGGTTCTAGCATGAGCCGGATCATTCAGATACAAAATGATTTCACGGCTGGCGAGCTTGATCCGAAGCTGAGAGCGCGTACTGATTTGGCTCAGTACAAGTCTGGCCTGTCTACAGCGCGCAACATTACAGTGCAGCCGCAGGGCGGCGCAAAGCGGCGTGACGGCAGTAAGTTTATCACGGCATTAGACAGCGGCGCTGCTGACGCGGTGCGGATGGTGTCGTTTGAGTTTAGTATCGCCGACAGCTATATGCTGGTGTTCACGCCCGGCAAAATGTATGTGTTTAAGGATGGCGCGTTAATCACCAACATCAACGGCAGCGGCAATGACTATTTGACTGTCGCCAGCCTAACAAGCGCAATCCTGCCAGAAATGAATTGGGTGCAGTCAGCCGACACTGTGATTGTCGTGCATGAGGATTTAGAGCCTGTCAAGATTGTGCGCGGCGCGACTGACAGCGATTGGACTGCCAGTGTTATCGCGTTTAATTACATCCCCAAATATGCGTTTCTATTTGACACACATGAGCCGGATTACACAATTACGCCGAGTGCTGCTAGTGGCAATATCACCCTAACCGCATCATCAGTAACAACAGACACTGGCAATGCGCAGGCTGGCGGCGCTGACACAATTACATTAAAGGCAGCGACCTCATATACTACTGATGATGCTTGTTCTGGCTTTTTTATTTTGATCACGTCTGGCCCCGGCGTTGGTCAATCGCGCCACATTGAGAGCTATGTTGCGGCTACTAAAGTTGCGACAGTTACGCCAGCGTGGGATGTTCAACCAACTGCGGCAAGCAGCTACAAGGTAAAAGCATTTGGCGCAGCTATGGTGGATGAATATGTTGTGGAAAAGAATGGCTTTGGACGTGCGCGTGTCGTTGAGTTTGTCAGTGACACAGAGGTCAAAGCATTTACTGAAACGCCATTCTTTGACACCTCTGCCATTACTGCCGGTAACTTTGAGACTGAACACGGCTATGAGGATGTGTGGTCGGCGACACGCGGCTGGCCTCGCAGCGTGACATTTCACGAGGGGCGACTATACTTTGGCGGCAGCAAGGCTCGGCCATCAACTATTTGGGGATCAAAGGTTTCGGTATTCTTTGACTTTAGCCCAAATGAGGCGCTTGACGATGACTCAGTTGAGGCGACATTAGACACCGGAACATTTAACGCAATTGTTGACCTTTACTCTGGCCGTCACTTGCAGGTCTTTACGACAGGCGCTGAGTTCTATGTGCCGCAAACGCTAGACACGCCAATCACGCCAAGCAATCTAATTGTTAAGAAACAGACAGCCTTTGGCATGAAACCGGGCATCCGCTTGCAGAATGTGGATGGCTCGACCCTGTTTGTTCAGCGTCAGGGCAAGGCACTGCAAGAGTTCCTGTTCAGTGATACGGTGCAGGCTTACACGTCAGCCAAGATTTCGTTGCTATCATCGCATCTGCTAAAGTCGCCAGAGGAGATGGCGGTGCGTGTCGCCACGTCAACTGATGAGGGTGACCGGCTGATGATCGTTAATGGCGATGACGGCTCAATTGCCTGCTATACTTTGCTACGCAGCCAGAACGTAATTGCGCCGTCAGAGTGGACGACAGACGGCGAGTATGTAAGCATTGGTGTTGATGTTGATGACATTTACACTGTGGTCAAACGCACAGTAAATGGCGCGGCTGTTTATTATGTTGAGCTATTTGACCCAGATGTTCTGGTTGATTGTGCATTGGTCGGCGGCGCGGCAAGCTCAGTCAATGTGACGCATCTTCAGGGCAAGACGATTGACATTATCCGCGATGGCGTCCACGAGCCGCAGCAAGTTGTACCGGCGTCACCTTACACTGTGACGTTTGCCCGGCCAGCCACTGCCAGCTATGAGGTTGGGCTGAACTTTACGCCGGAGATCAAGACGCTGCCGGTTGAGCCTAACCTTGCCAGCGGGTCGCTCAAGGGATTTAAGAAGCGTATCTTTGAGGTAAATGCCGAATTGTTTGCCACGCAATCATTAACGATTGACGGCAAATCTGTGTCATTTAGAAACTTTGGCACAAATGTTCTTGACAGTTCAGTGCAGGAGTTTACTGGACTAAAGACATTGCACGGCATTTTAGGGTATACTTACGATGGTCAAATCACAATCGGTCAAGACGTGCCATTAAAAATGACGCTGCTTGGCATTGATTATAAAGTTAGTGTAGGACAATAAGATGGCACAGGCGATCCCATATATTTTACTTGCTGGTTCAGTCGTCACAACCTTGCAGGCCGGTAAGGCCGAGGCGAGGGGGTACGCGGCGCAGGCTACAATGCAGCGGATGCAAGCCAAGACTGAGGAGTTAAGGTATAAAGAGCAGGGCGTTGCCGTCCTTGATAACATTCTGCGCACTCAAGCATCAATCACTGCTAGGGCGGCGGCTGGTGGCATTGATCCATTTAGCGGTAGTGCCAAGGCTCTTAATCAATATGCTATGGCAAAGGGTGCGCAGGAACTTTACACGACGCAAGAAAGCGGCATCATCGCGCTTAGAACTGGCGAGATGCGAGCCGGTGTTAGCATGACACAAGCTAAGGCCGCAATGTCTGCTGCTCGCGCAAGGGCGTTTACTCAAGTGGCGAGCTTTAGTGCTGGGCAGGCTAAACTAGGGGGGCCAAGCGGTGGCAGTTCTGGCGTTCAAGGCGATTATCCCGGCACAGAAATGGGGACTGGATAAATGGCTGAGTTACCAAAATACCGCCCATTAGGCGTAACGATACAGCCATTGCCCGGCGTTGACTTTGCGGCGGCTGGTCGCGCAAAGGCCAGTGCCTATAATGAGGTGGCACGCGGCTTAGACACAATGGCCGACTATTTTTACAAAGAGCAAGTAGCTAAGACGCAACGCCAAGCATTAAAGTATGCTTTTGAAAACCCTGTCACGCCAGATCAAATCAAAGATGCTTTGTCTGAGGGCAGAGATGTAAGCGAAATTGTTGGTGATCCTGATACTGTGTTTGGCGCGGTTACTACTGCAACAGCGGCGGCGCAGTTAAAAACATCGCTTGAGACGCAGCTAACAGGGGTGTTGGCAAAATATAATGCGCAAATAGAAAGTGGCGACCCAGACTTTGATGTTGCCAAAATGCAGACTGATTTAACTGGATTGATCAATGGTCATACAAACGTCATTGCGCAAGTTGATCCACAAAAAGCACTAGCCTATGAGGCTACTGCAAATGCGCTTGCGTCAACGGCTTACAAATCTGGCCTAGAACATTCTTATAAAATTATGCAGGGTTTTAGAAAAGACACTGCAAACGCTAACCTAGACATTCTACCTAATGACATAAAGACAATTTTCTTAAATCATTCCGGCGACATGAAGCAAACGCAGGGTGAGATTGAGGCGCGTTTAAGAATTGCTAATGACGCAATTATTGACACTGGCGATGCCTCATTTATTGAGGCCAGTGGGGCGGCAATTAGAGATGTTGTAGAAGAGCAAATGCAGGGCGTCCTTGTTGATTGGGCTACGCAGTCAGATCAAAATATTGGGCGCGCATTGAAGGGCGACTTTGGTGACAGATTTACGAGCCTTTATTCAAGGCTTGATGATGCTGGCAAAGCCAAAGTGCGTGAGGGCGTTAGAAGCCGCAGAGACGCAAAGATAAATGATGAAAAGGTTGTGCGGAATGTAGGCATTGAAAACGCCAAAAAAGAAGTGCAGCGCATACAAACCACTATGGCTGATCTGCCATATCGCGGCGAGCAATATAATAGCCAAATTGACCAGCTACAGGCGCTCGCGATTTTGTATCCAGAGGCTGTAACCCAGTCGTCAATTACATCGCTAGATAATGCGCTTGACCCAACGAAAGTTGATAAACCAAATTATGCTGGTATGTTTGAATTGAAGCGCAGAATTATGTCGGGCGAAATACAAACCCCAGATGATTTAGAAAAGCAGGCCATCAATTTAGGCGTGGGGCCAAAAGATTATTACTCTATTTATCCTTTTTTAGTAACAGACATAAAAGGGGAAGAAACGGAGATTAATCGCATAATTAGCCGGAATGTTAAAATTGTGCAAGGAACCATTCCAAGCGAAGAACAATCAAAGGCATATTTTGTTTTTGATAGGGAGTTATCGGCAAGGTATCAGGGCAAAATAACGGAGTGGGAAGCTAGTGGCAGCGCTGGTATTAAGCCAACGCGCTTGAGTGTGGCTAAAGAAATTGATCTTGAAATTCGCCGCAGTGATGAGGAAAAAGAACTTCAAAGAGCATTAGCTAACCTTGAGAGGCGGTTTATTGGTGAGGAGGCAACAGAAGTACAAATTAATATAGAAATTACAGAGAATACCACTATTGAAGAAATAGAAGATGCGTTAATAGCGGCGGGTCATTCTGGCAACAAACTTGCGGATTATGTAAACAAAGCGCGAGGACAATTGGTAGCCGTTAAAAGGGCAAAGGAAAGAAGGGACGCGCTGTTACGATGACCGATGATTTTGCACAAGCGTATGAGGACAAGTTTGCGGCCAGTGTTATAGTGGACACGCCGCCTGTGTTGCAAATACCATCAATGGATACGCCGCCAGACCCTGTGCAGCCAAAAGCGCCAGAGGTGACTGAAAAGCAATTGCTGCTTGATCCAAAGTTTGCAGCGTCTGCGCGCGACATTCATTTGCTGTTTGAGGGCGAGCCTTTTGATGGTGATGATCAGGCTGCGGCGCGATACGGAATAGACGCTATTGGCGAGTTTAATTATAACTTTGCTGGCCCGGCTGGCATCCCCGGCGAAAGTGGCATTAGCTCGCCCGGCACAATAGGCCAAGCGGCGGCGCTATTAACAAGCGGCTCGCAAGATCAGGCGAAGGCATTTGTGTATCTTATGGATCGCTACGATCAATTGCCTAATTTTACATTAGCTGGCACTGGGCGAATGATACGCGGTATGGTCGCCGACCCTAGCGTTTACACTGGCTTTGGCACATTGGGGCTTGGCTTTGCCGCGCGCAAGACTGGCGCTATGGGTATTAAAAGAGCATTGGTTGAGATAGCAAAACGCCCCGGCGCGTCAGCCGCTGTATATACCGGCGTTGAGGCGGGTGCCGCTGATCAGCTTACGCAGGCCGTTGAGAAGCAGGCTGGGTACGACATTGACCCAGTGACAGGCGCACTGCGTACAGCTATAACGTCTGTTGTTGGCGGCGCTGCTGGTGGCGGCCTAGTTAAAGGCGGCGAGATGCTGGCGCGTGAGTTTGGGCCTGCTGTTGGTGAGGCGATAAGCCAAGCGGGGCAGTCAGCCGAGGCTCGGATGGCAGAGCGTGGGCCTATTACTGATCGTGTTATGTCTGGCGCTGACCCTATGGAAGTGATTGACCCGGCGTTGGCTGCGGCTGGTAAGTTGGTTAGGCAGCCTCAAACAGAGGCAAACCCAAATAGAATATCTACGAGACTGCCAACAGCAAAAGGCGCAACAGAAGACCCAATTGCGCAGCCACTGCAAATCGGGCTAGATGAGGTTGCGGCTGATCCTGTTGTGTTTGAGCATAATGTTGGCATTGTTAAGAATTACCCAAATATGACTGAGGCAGAGGCAGCATTGCCGCCAGCCGAGGCCAGTAAAGCATTTATTGAACACGCAAAAAACAATTTGCTTTGGGTCTTTGATAAGGTGCCAGAGCAGACCAGAGAGCGTTCTAAAAAATGGTATGATGGCGCTAGGGCAATTACTGACAGATGGTCTGAAAAATACAATTTACCAGATAGTTCTATTGCTGGTGTGCTTGCAGCGCTATCGCCACAAAAAGATTGGTATATGAACGTGAGCCTTGGTGAGCGTGTGCTTGATATTATGAGCAATCAACAAGACACAGTGTTTACTAAAGAAATGTTAAAAACTGGTTTGGAAAAGTTTAACAAGCCACAAGATCAAGCTATAATCAAAGCTATTTCAAATAAAAAATTATCTGAGCTTGAGTTGCCAGCGGAAAAAGCTATTTGGCTGCGTTTGCATGATGAGACATATGGTGACAGAAGCCATCAGATTGTTTCACCAGAAGGTGATTTTATCGGCACAGCTATGACTGGCAAAGGTGAGCCTAAAGGCACAGGCTGGGGGTCAATTGTTGAAATTTCTAAAGCTGTTTCTGCTTTTGAAAGTGGCGGCGATAAAAATGTTTTGACCCCATTGATGGGAACAAAGCACAAGGTTCGCAGTTTCTATAATAATATCCTTGACCCTAATGGGCCAAATGGTGACGTAACGATTGACACACACGCTGTTGCTGCTGCTTTGTTGAGGCCATTATCTGGTCAAGCTACAGAGGTGCATCACAATTTTGGCAGCAGTCCAGCAAAAGCAAAGCAGGGCGCTGATTGGCTTGGGGCGACTAAGAACTCAGCAAAAACTGGTGTTCAAGGAAATTATGGGTTGTATGCTGAAGCATACCGGCGAGCCGCAGCAGAGCGCGGCGTATTACCTAGAGAAATGCAGTCTATAACTTGGGAAGCTGTACGCGGTTTGTTTACTGACAAATTTAAAGGTCAGGCCAAGAATGTAGAGGATGTTAACAATATATGGTACAAATACAGAAAAGGTGAGGTAACTTTAGATGAGGCAAGAAATGCAGTTGAGCAACGAGCAGGCGGCATCAACCCCCCAACTTGGCAGCGACCCAGTGGTGCAGTTGATGAGCAAGTACAAAATACCGCTGAATAGAAAAAACTATTTGGATATTGCTTATTTTGGCGAAGCTCCAAAAGAGTTAAGCGCAGAAGAAGAGCTTGAACTGCCAGAGCAGTTTCGCAAGTAAAGGATAAATAATGCCAATACGCGGCCCAAGAGATTTAGCTGACGAACTCGACCAGCTTTCAAAACAAACAGCAGAGCCTGATCTGACTGATGATGGCATCCAGCCTGCTGGCTTTGCTAGGTCAGCAGGGCGTCAAGTTGCCGGTCAGATCCTTGAGCCGCTAACAAAGCGCGGCGCGCGCGTTGACCCTGACTATAAAGTAACAGAAGAAATAACAAAGCCGGTTGACGTTGTTGATCCAGACATTCAAATGCCAGAACCGCCAGTCGAAAAGATTGAGCCGCAAATTGTGCCGCCAATCAAGAAACCGGCACCAGTCAGCGAAGAGCGCGTCGAAGAGGTTATGGCAG